ACACAGATTTGATTCAGTTCCTCTAGTTCATCTGTGGATATCAATGCAAACATTAAGTCAGCCGTTGCAGGTAATCCAAAACTTTCTGATGTGTCTTCAAGTCCAACATCTGTATTAGAGAATCCACTTCTTGTTGTTTGAGTTGCAGACATGATAGGTACATTTGTTTCTACTGCAAGTCCTCTAAGTTCTTCTGCAATAGATTTAATAATTGTATAAGAGTTCATAGAACTGCCTGCTCTGAATCTACTTGATGCACAGATATTTAAATAATCAATAAAGATAATATCTGGTTTGAAAGATTTCTTGATTGCAAGTTCTTTTAATAGTCCTCTGAAATGTCCACTATGTGCGGATGCAGTTGGATATTCTTTGATAATTAATTTACCTTTTGCTTTCTTTTGTAATCTTGTAATCTTATCATCAAACATTTTCTTAGGTAAGTCATGTAAATCTGGTATACTGATATTCATCATATTGGCATCTATTCTTTCTGCAATTCTTTCTTCTGCCATTTCTAACGAAATATATAAAACATTCTTTCCTTGTGATAAACAGTTTGCAGCTTGATGACACATGAACAATGATTTACCTACACCTGTTCCTGCCAATGCAATATTCAAAGTTTTTGGTGGAAGTCCACCTTTAGTAATCTTATTAAAGAATTCTAAGTCAAAAGGAATCCTTTCTTCTTTGTGATGATAATAATCAAATCTTGCCTCATGGTCTTCTAGATAATCATGTCCAACAGAATTATCAAATGAAACTGCAAGTGCCTCTGTTAAAATGTGTGGGATTGCTTCTGGTGTTTTATCTTTAGACTTACCATCTATAATACCAACACCTTCTACGATTGCATTATAGATTGCTTTATCTTTTACAAACTTTTCTGTTGTATCTACTAACCAATCAAAATCTATAGTTTCTTTTTTGAGAGTTTTAATTATCTCAACAATCTTTTTATGTTCTACATCATTTAAATCTTTCCTTGTACTAACTTCTATTTCTAATGATGTTTGAGTTGGTATCTTATTATACTTGTCTACAAACTTTTGTATCTCATCAAAGATTATTCTTTCTTCTTTAACATCAAAGTATTCTGGTTTTATAAATGGTAAAACCTTTCTAGAATATTCTTCGTTGTTTAGAAGGTTAGTTAGAGTTGTCCTTTCTATTGTCTGATTCTGCATATTGTTCCTCAATTATATCTATTAAAATGTCACCTATTAAGTTTGTCCAATCATCACCAAAGTTTTCTCTCGGTACTGAATTATTATCTATAATATCAAACTCAAATTTAAATGGCATATTACCATCTTTAGTTTCTTCACCTAGTGAAACTTTTCCATACTTATAAATTACACCAGCAAACTTTCCACCCTTAATACCAATACAAGTTTGGTCTTGTGATTTACTCTCTACAAAAACATATGAATCTTTAATATTAGACATAATGTAAATAACTCTGCATAATGTATTTTGAAACTCTTGATGGTTTTTGTCCAGCATGTAACCATGGCCACATTGGTGGAAACATTAATAAACTTCCTTGTTTACATTCTATTTCTACATCTAAATTTGGAAATATCGTTTTTCCTTTTTTATTATCTGTCAAATATAAAAACATAACTAAAAATCTTGTGGAATTTGCTTTTTGATTTACATCAACATGTGGTTTAAATTCATCATAGTTGTTTGGTAAATATCGTTTCATTCTAACAGGTTCTAACACACATGTTAATGGCATTTGTTGTTCACTTATCTTATAGTCATTTTTATACTTTTCTACATTTGCTGTAAATACTTTTTTTATAATATTATAATCACTTACCCAACCAATTTTTTGAATATTGATTTGTGTAAAAACCATACCCTTACTATCAAACTTTTCATGTAGTTGTTCATTGTTTTCAAATTTACTGATAAGTTCATTACAGTATTCTTTGTCGATTACATTATCATAAACTTTTATTAAATTATCCATTCCTTAACTATCGTTACCATATTTAAATTCTTTTAACGAAGCTTCTTCTAATTTTTCCATAACCTCTTTTGTAAAATACTTTTCTGGGTCATTGTTAATTGTTTTAGCATATTGTTTAGTACCATCTGGTAATTCAATACGAGTAGATACTTGTTTAAATATTCCATGTTCTACTGCCAAGTCAAGTAATCCATAATACTTATCAAGTCCTTTGTCATAAGTTAATAAAACATCAACCATTTTATTTTCCATAGTTAATCTTGACTTATGATTTTTACAATGAATTATATTACCGATTACTTCTGTACCATCTTTAAATTTTTTCTTTGAAAGATATATGATACTTGAAGCAGCATACTTCAATCCACTGCCACCACCCATTTCTTTAGTTGGAAACATTGAACCGATTACATCATAAGTGTGATTGGTTACAACCATAGGTACTTTTGCTTTTCCAAGTTTTAAAGTTAAAACTCTAAATGCAGCTTTGAGTATTTGTGCTCTTGACATATCTCTAGTTTCTTTTCCTGCCTCAGTATCTTCTACTTCTTTTGTAGTAGATAACATACCAAGTGAATCTAAACATATAAAGAGTGGTCTTCGTATATCTACATCTTGTTGCATATATCTATCTAATACTTTTAATGCTTGATGTCTAAACTCTTGTACAGTTGTTACTGGCATTATCACCATTCTGTTTGCATCTATACCTCTATCAATAACCATCTGTTTTGTGATTGCACTTTCTGATTCAAAGTATACAACACCAGAGTTTGGATTTTGGTCTAAAAAGTTTTTAACCATACCCATGAGAAAGAAAGTTTTACCTGTTGCACTTTCTCCTGCCAGAGCAGTAATTTTGTTTTGTGGAAGTCCACCATAAAGTGAACCAGAGATTAGTCCATTAAATATATGAGAACCTGTATCTATAAAGTTCTCTACATCTCCAGCCTCTACACCATCTGAAACTATTCCTGCATATTCGTTACCCGTTTCTTTGATAACATCTTTTAAAAAGTCATTCATAATTGTACCCTACTTAATTGCAATTGCACCAACGAACATATGATTACGCCAGAATGGTTGTGCAGTTTTAAATCCAGCACATTCTAACATACCTTCTAACTCTTTCCAAGTATTAGGTTTTAACATGTTCCTTAATGTTTTTTCTTTTTCTAAAATATCTGATGCTTCGAAATGTTTTCTTTTATAATCATAAAAATTAAAAGTTATCATTTCTTGTAATCTTGAATCTTCACAAACTGTCTTTTCTGCAAAGATAAAAGCACCACCATGATTTAGTCCATTGTATATATTTTGTAATACATTAAATCTATCTTTTCTAGGCATGAATTGTAATGTAAATATTGATGTCACTAAACTACAATTTTCAAATTTGTAATTACGAACATCTTTCTTTTCAAAATTAACATTTGCCCAATAGTATTCATTTTTCATTCTTTCATGTCTTGCGTCAAGTTCTGTGAAGAAACTAGGAGCAAGTTCTATACCAACATAATTAGCATACTTACAAAATGATTGATTACCTTTTACAAAGGCCTCTGTTAATTTTCCTGATGAACAACCAATATCAACAACATTCGTTTCATCTTCTACAAAGTTTCTAGATAAACTAATTACATCTTCTAGTAAGTTTGTATATCCACGAATTGAATGTTCAATATGGTCATCAAAACCTTCCTCTCTTTGAGCAAAGGTAAAGTCATAATTTTTAGACATGATTTTTACTCCATTCATTGTATGGTTCTATTACATTTTTATAAACAGATTCAGCAATGGCCTTCATCATTAATGAGGGTACCATTCTACCACATCTTTCTATTTTTTGTGACATAGAACCAGTCACTATAAAATCATCTGGTAAAGCCATTATACGCTTTATTTCAAGAATTGTCAACCGCCTTTTTTCAATAAAGTGACAAATATCTGCATTTGTTGTTACTGTTGGGGCTGGATGATATCTAGACATTTTCTTAACATTAAAATGCCATCCTTTTGGATGAAAGTCATTTCCACCTAATACTTTATCTGGGTCATCTGGCATTAGAGATGCTGTATCCTTGTAATGTGCTGAGTTTAACCATGTTTCTGTACACCATTTTAATTCTTCTGAATCTAACTCTAAATCTTCAAGTGCTTCTCCTGCTGTTACTACTTCTTTATTTTCTTGTGGAAAGATACTAGAGATGTTCATAAATGTCAATCCTATGGCCTCTGTGACATCCTCACGGACTGCTATGAAGATAACTCGCCTTCTAGACTGTGGTACTCCAAAATGTGATGCATTTAAAATTTTATATGATACATCATAACCAATTTTTTCAAATGTATTTACAATCTCATTTAGCTTTAATTTTGCTTCGCCTGCGAGAAGACCTGCAACATTTTCTCCAATGATTACTTTTGGTTTTATTTCTTCTGCAACTCTAAGATACTCAAAAAATAAGTCTTCTATATTTTCTACTATTTTATTGTCTGAATACTTTTTAGTTTTACCCCAACCATCAGAGTGTTTAGAACCAGACTGTCCTAATGTTCCACACATTGAAAAAGCAGAACATGGTGGTGAGCCATCTAATATATCTAGTTCACCTTTCTGTATTCCAGCAGTTTCTAAAAAGTCTTTACCTGTTAGTTCTTTTATATCATCAGGTAGTATTTTTGTATCTGGGTAATTTTCTTTATATGTAATTCTTGCTTGTTCTACAAACTCATTTACACAAAGTATATTTCCACCTGCAAGTCTATAACCTGTAGATGAACCACCACCACCTGCAAAGGTAGATATGACACTAAACTTATTTTGTGCCGATGCTTCTTTTACATCTTTTAAATTATACTTTTGATATTTCAT